GTTTCCCAGTCACGATCAGGAAAATTACAATTAAATAAACAAAGGTGATAATGAGGACGACCTAGCTCTTCACCATACTCACCACATCCAAAAACTCTAATCTTACGAGCATCATAAAACTTACTCTTAGTAAACCGATCATCAAACTCAAAACCATTATCAAACTTCTGACGAACCTTCTTAATAAAACGAGTAACCAAATCACGATCTAAAGAATATCCACCATCAGTCAAAATACCATATCGCTCTAACATGGGCTGAGAAAAAGTAAGAGTTATAAAACAATTATCCTCGTACAAACGAGACTCATGCAAAGCTCTAAGCCCAGTCTCACGAGACCTATCTAAGCGACAATCCATACATCTTCCACATGGGTTAGAACCGTACTCATTATACTCATCAGAAGGAGGCATAGGAAGACCCTTCTTAAACAAATCCATACGATGCTTAAGAGGAATAAACTTACGACCTAAAGCACCCGCTTTAGTAACAATCTGAACAAAATGACCTTGCAAAGGATAGTGACACGGCATATAATATAAGACCTCTTAACCCAATTTTAAGAGAAACAAAGATCATTCCAAGTACCACCTTGGAATGATCAGATTTTTTAAAGACGCCATCCACCACGCATAGGTGTACTATGAACGTTCTTTGGATGTATATACTGAGCGACTCGACTAAACTGACGTCGACTCGCTTTACGAGACATCTTTTGACGACGAAACATTATTCAACTCCTTTATATAATTATTATACCAATCCTCTTCAGAAGAAATGACACGCTTCCAATTAGTTAAACCAGCAAACATATCAGCCTGGACATACTTACATTTAGGGAAAGGCTTCTTCTTCTTAAACACTCTATCATTAGACAATTTCTTAAAAAGACCCATACTAGCACCTCAAAAAAACCATCTTAGCACAAGACATCACTTTTAGGGAACAAAAAGTATGTCACCTGGCACATTTACAACAAGTAATATATATGTGCCAGGTTTTTTCTCCTATGAAGTCCTGGGGACTTCAGGAGATTCAACTTTGGGCTTTGCCAAGCCCAAAGAAATAAGCTCATCAAGATTCGCAGGATTATCAACAAAATCTAAGAAAAGAGCGGCGTCATTATCAAATCTCTTACGAAGCATAGCTGGTAAGCGTTCAAAGGCCTCTTTTGCGCGTTGGACCTGGTCCAGTGCGGTACGGTAGTCTGGTATGTCTGATACGTCCTCAAATCGGCCTCCAATGAAGCCCTGGGCCTTAGCTAAAGCCTGACGTCCTTCGTCCGTCCGGCTAAAACGTTTAATAGTTAACTCAAGATCGCATTCATCCTTAAACTCCTGACGAGTTAAAGAAACTTCATCCTTAAAACAGTAAGATACACGACGAGATCCATCAGGACGCTCTGTAATAATAGTCTTCATATTACCTTCCAATATGTTTACCTAATTTAAAATACTCAAGAACTCGCTCCAAAGATCTCCAGAACGGTCCAGCCTTAGAAGAATATAACTCCTCATCAAGAATCTTAGCTGGAAGTTCGGTTCTGGCTAAGCGATTATGAGTATTAGTTAAATTCGTTTCGGCTGTTAACTTCTTATTCTGAGCTTGTAAATTCTTAAGCTCAGCCTTTGCACGCATTGCATCAGCAGCAGACGTAACAGAAGAGGAAAGCTCATTCTGCATATTTGCTGAAGCTCCAGCGGGAGTAGAAGAACCGCCTTGCATATAAGCAAGCATAGGATTTAAACCAGCAGCTTCTAAATCTGCTACCATCCTTTGGTAAGATGTATTAGACATACGCTCTTGAAAACCCATTTGTTCACGAGCCATCTTCTGGTTCATCCGATTAGCGTCGCGAGCGCCCTTATAAGAGAGGGCGCCGCCAACAATACCACCAACAATATCACCTAACATAATCACTCCTTAAAAATGGTCAACAAGACCTGGTACACTATAAAGAGGCATAGGACGAGCACAATGATAGGAAAACTGAGAATCAAACAAGAAATCATATCCATCTGCAACCGCCTCAATACGAGCCATAGGGGCTTGTTCAACAATAAAAGCAGAATTTAACACAGGAAGAGATGAAAAATCCTGGGCCAAATGCCACGCATCTAAAGAACCTGTAGCATTAGATCTAAAAGGCCCAGTAATCAAAGAAGGCTTATAACGATATTCAGCATAACGCTCTTGATAACCAAACACCTCATCATCAGCACTAGTTCCTTGGGCATAAATCTCTTTATTTAAAACGGCTTGCTCACCAAGATGAGAAAATACTGGCCAATAATAATCAGTAAAAGTCTGTCTTGACCACATACGATCTAAACCGGACTGATAATTTATATCAGCACGAACCATAACTAAACCAATAACTACTCCATGCTCAGTAGCAGAATAAGTAAAGCCATGACCTTCGGGAGCACATACACCATAAGCTCCTAAATCACCTAAAGCATTTGCACCTGAAGTCGGAGATGTCTGAGCAACTGGGTTTATCATAACCGGTGTAGAACCTCCACCAATGTACTCTGGACGTTGTAAACGCATATCAGGTGAAATAACATCAAAATGAGACTTAATAACCTCAGTATAACGAGTACCACCTCTAGCTTGTTTTTCATAAAACCTCTGAGTCTGAAACGCTAAACGAATATCATTAATATCAGCAGAAGAAGCGCTTGAAAGATCAGCAACAAGACCTCCAACTGGATCCATAGAAACACCAATACCTCCCGCTACAGTCACAATACCCCCAGCAGGAGCTGCTGTAATGTTAAGAGCTGTCCCTGTAGGAGAAGGAGTATTAGTGCCAGCTTGGTAACCTATCCAAGTATTAGCATTAGGAACCCTAGTAACAGGAGCGGAAGTACCAAGAGGAAGAAGAACATCAGGTCCTTTCTGAGGAAAGGGGAGACATGACGTAAAATAATCTCTGCGCTTACCACGACGTTGTAAAGTATAATTAGAAAGAGTATCTGGACCATCGCCGGTATCAACCGTAAGGGAATTCTGAAGATTCTCATCACGAAACCATTCATTATAAATTAAATTATAAGCACGAGTATGTAAAGCATTAACAGCAGGAATAGGCACTACAGTAGGAACACCCATATAATCTAAAAGAGTTCCAGCGGTCACTCCACTAGGAATAGTGACTTGAGGAATAGTGTAATCTACGGAATCTCCAGGATTCACTTGATACCCACAAAACTTCTCCCAATTATCCCAAACCAATCTATTAGGAACGAAAAAAAAGAAAGACTCAAGATAAAGATTGTCCATAATTGGAAAAATAAGAGTAGAAATACGAGCAAAAGCATGCATACGAAGTGAGAAAGTATCACCTGGAAGCATCTCATCACATAAAATAGGAATTAAAAGGCCCTCATTAAAGGCAGTCTTAACTCCAAAAGATCTATTAAACTTAGAACGAGGAATGCCTACCTGAGGGGCACGAGAAAATGTATGTTGAGCATTACTAGTAATGCTCGGAACCGAACCACGCATCATAAAAAACTCCATAGGTTAAAAAAGAACTCTTGGGGGGGCCTTGTGGCATTTGGGGGCCGAACCCCTCCCGCAAGTATGTAAAATTATTTATTTAATAAAGGTTGCAACACTTCTTGTACAGGCTCAACATCCAATTTCTTCAAAACCTCTATAGCACAAGAAAGACGAATAGGGGCATCAAACATATTAAACTTACAAGTTACATCATCATACTCACCAATATGAAACAAAGTATAATCGCCTGGATGCTTATAAAACTCTGACTTAGGATTATTAACAGATTCAACCCAAGAATCCATAAAATCACGATGGCAAATGTGAAATAATGGAAATCTCCAAACCTTAGGACCTGTATCATAAATATTATAAATCTGAACTAACATGTAAACTCCTTAATTTTAAATACTCTTCAAATAAAAGATTATATTGCGATTGCAAATACTCTAAAATAGACTCAATTTCACAAAACTCATCAAAACTCAAATCAATCTTACCAACATACTGTAACAAATAAAAAATACGATTATCAAACCGATCACGTTCAATCATAAATCACTCCAAATTACGAACTAACAAACGGATCCGCGCATTCATACACTTCTCCTTAACTTTCAAACGAGCCCACACATTATCTTCGGATCCCTCCGCGGCTTTAACAGCCCGGAGCTCCTTCGCTCGCGCAAAACCCTCTGGGTCTTCGCGCTCTCGAAGCTTGTCATAATACCTAGGGGGTTTGCATACAGCACCATTAATCAAGCAAGTATCAGTAGGAACAACATCAGACTTACCATACAATTCAAACCAGGGCTTACCAATACCGCCACCACGTGTAGGAAAAATCAAAAACTCAGGAAGACGACCTTTGTAGTGATCAGCAGCTTTGGGACCATTAATCTTCTTTAAAGAATACCGAGCACAATACGCTGCAGTCTCAAAACTAAAATCAGCAACAGAAGCTTGACCAAGAGAAACTCCATCAATACTCCAAAGAGAGGAGAGTATAGAAGAGGTATAATGCCAAAAACCATTAATCTTCTTCCATTTAACACGATCAGGAAAATTACAATTAAATAAACAAAGGTGATAATGAGGACGACCTAGCTCTTCACCATACTCACCACATCCAAAAACTCTAATCTTACGAGCATCATAAAACTTACTCTTAGTAAACCGATCGTCTGCGCGATCGTG